GCCTTGTCTTCAAAAGGGTCTTGGTATCCATCCTTTCTGAATAATTCGCCTGCTGCGGCGTTTGTCGCAGACACTTGCGTATCTGCTGGCGCGATCTTGTCCAGCCATTCCCTGACATCATTCATGCCCTTGCCCTGACAGTGGGCGTGAAAACAACTAAACCCGCCTGCGCCGGGATGATAACCTGCTGTGTCCTGCGTCGGATCTGTGTGTTCATCCGCCCAAGGACAGACAACATCCACCCAGCCTGTTTTGTTAGGCTTGTTGTTCTTGACCATGCCCAGATCTTCAAACAGCCTGTAGACACTGTCGGCTGCAACTTCTTCCTCTGTCGCTGGGTCGCCCCCAGAAATAACGCCTTTGTCGTCTTGTATGCGTAACTCTGCTTGAACGCCTTCTGCTTTCAAAGCGTCTATAACGTCACGACAAAACTGTTCAATCTGGTCATTCGTCACAACTGGTAATTTCGCAACAACTGGCGCGCGATCCCATTTCAACCAGACATTCCCTTTGTCGCTGCGAAAACCGCCGCTGTGTAATTGCGTCGCGCCCAGCACCTCCATAAGCAAAGCTTCATCGGGAAGCCTTAACAATCTAAATCTTTTTGTTGGTTCATTCTCTGCGCGGTGAAGCAATAAAGCTTTTGATGTCGTCCCCGGTCTTGAACGTATCGGCGCGTCTGGGTAATTGGCCTGCGCGATTTCTAATATTTTATTTGCTTGCGCGCTTTCTTCTATGTCTACCGCGGGGAAGCGTTTTGTCCTGACGCCAAAACCATATCCGCGTTCTAGTCTCTTTAATAATTTTTCAGTTGGCCAAGGCGCGTCACTATTCCAACCATCTTCAAATGCTGCTTTGCCGCCTATGCGCGTTGCAACCAAATGTCCTTCAAAACCATTTGCAATCCATGTCTTGGCGCGTTTGACAATTTCCAAGCCTTCTTTTGTTGCATTGTCTTGGTCGCCAAATATATCCGTTCCTATGCCTCTTTGGTTGCTGTTGGTTCTGTTTGTCTCAATTAAAGACTTGTCATCGCTATGCATCATATCTATAGTGGTTTTTGTCACTGCCCTGTTCCTTATGGGGCGTTTCCTCCCTACTCACCCCGCCTTGGCTCATACCTTGGCGGGGTTTTTTAATCAGCAGGGCTTGGAAAACGCGAAGGGAAGCGAAGCTGCCTTAAAACTGTTGGCTTGGCAAGACATTAAAGACAGCAAATCTGTATTAATATTTGTGCCGAATGTTTACAGTATCATGCAACCATCTACGGCTAGTATGTGCGTATGTTTTAAACACAGTCTCTGGTGTGTCGCCTATCAAATTGCCAACTTGAACCACATCTACGCCCGCCTTCAATAAAAGCGTTGCAAACGTATGTCGCAGGACGTGTGGCGTCGCCCAAGGGTAGGACGTCGCGCGAATAAAGATCCTGTAGTCGCGCTCAACACAAGACGGTGACTTAAAGACCTTGTTACTGTCGCGCTCTTTATATGCGCGCGCCAACATGGATCTAAGCCTGTTGTTTATGGGCGCGACAACACGGCGTTTCTTAGTAACAATCATTCCCGGCTCTCTGAAATCTATTGTTTCAGATACGAGATCTATTCTGTCCCAAGTTAAACCAAGTATCGCGTTTAACCTCGCGCCTGTGTCTAATGCTAGACACGCAAACAACGTAACTGGATCAAGCTTTTGTTTTCCAATACTCAACCCACAAGCAAGCGCGTAAACCTCGTTCTCTTGTTCTTCGTCCAAGAAAACAATACGCCCTTGCGGCTGTGATGGAAAAGTAATGTGCGGGTTTATAGACTTGTCTAAGATCCCAACCTTATGCGCGTGTAAGATTGCCGTTCTTAATCTTTTTAATCTGCTTAATACTGTCGAGGTTTTATATTTGCCTGCGCAATCAGTTTGATAATCTAAAAAGTCTTGCGGTGTTAAAGCTGATAATCTCTGCGCGCCAAACGTCTTGCGAATAGGATTAAACATAAACCTGTGGTTTTTGTGCGGACCGCGTTTAACGTGCTGGTCTGCGATATAGCGGTCAATAATCTCATTAATTCTTGGTTCCGCAATTGCTTCATCAATTACGGCGTTTTGATTTTTGAACTCCGCTGCGAAAACTTCCGCCTCAAACTTGCGGCCAATGTCCTTGATACCTGTGGATATGGCGCGGGAGCGGTGCTTGCCGTTGTGGACTTCTGTCCATCTGACTTCATAGACTTGTCGCTTGTCGGACCATGCGACGCGTGTCGTGTCTTTTTGCGATTGTCTATCCATTTAAGTAAGTCGCTATATCTTGTAAGCGCCGGTCTACCGGGGAGAAAAGGCAGGCTCTCGTATCGCCGCCACCTTGACACTGTATCGGGGTGTTTGCGTAGCAGTTCCCCTATTTCAGCGTCGGTCAACCACGGGTCGCCGTCGTCAAATCTCACTTTGTTGTTTTCTCACGAATGAGACGCATCACTTCAATTGCAACATCAACAGGCATAAGCTTATTAATTCTTAATAATGCTTTATCGTCGTGACCCGCGATCATGGTCATGTTCATTTCTGGAACTTCGCGTTCAATAGCCGCGGCGGCGATGTCTGGCGCGAGATCTATTGGCTCAACATTTAAAGCTTTGGCGATCTTGGCGAGGTTTTTGGGATCTGGAAAACCTCTACCTGACAAATATACGGAAACCCTGTCTCTATTACGGGCGGCGTTCACAACTTTGCCCGTCTTGCTATCTATTTGCTCTATAGAACCCCACACTTTGCGGGCTAAATCTGACGGTGACATGCCTCTATCAGCAATTATCTTGTGCAACCGTCTGGCAAAATCTTCATGCACAAGCCGTTCTTCACTGGTCTGCCCCGCTGCCGGAGGCATTCGTCGTCGAGGACTACGCGACATACTATTAACCTCTTGTTGACTATCTTTTACAATGTCGGTTTATGTCACATCAAAACATACACTGCAAGACTTGTTCACAACAGATACAATTTATTTGGTAAATAATGCCGCATAGTTGCGGAAAATACTTACAATAAACTTGACGAAACTGCAAATCACTTGCATTACTGTCTTGTGTTGAAGGCAAACGGGACAGCAGCCAACATGAGCTATGACGCTTATTGGGATTTAGGACAGCTTATTAAGGACTTAGGGGGCGCGGAACGTGTCCGTGTCCTTCTCCATGCGCAGTCCATGCGCGTCCCTTCCCTGCGCACTCTATACTATTGGCAATCCGCGGAGCGATCCCCGGCAGACGGCGTGGCTCTGGTAATGAGTTTAGCCCGCCGTCTGGACCCGGATTTTGCACCTCTTCGCTATCTCATGACTTTTGATAAGGAAACTGTCTGCAATGGCGGTTAACAAACAAGACGTTGTAATTGGCGTCGATCCCGGCTCTGTGTCTGCGGCTTACGCGATCATTGTTCGTGGGCCGTCGCGCGCTGCATTTGTAGCCGACATGCCTGTCGCCGCCAAAATGGTTCAAGCAACTGCATGGGCGCAAACGCTACAAGAGCATTTGAAACCTTTTGGACAAGTCGATGCTGTGATCGAACTTGTTAACGCCATGCCCAAGCAAGGCGTGTCTTCGAGTTTCAATTTTGGAAAAGGCTGTGGAATGATTGAAGGCGTCTTAGCGGCGCTAGAAATCAGAACGCACCTGGTATCGCCTTTGCGTTGGAAGAAAGCGTTGAATTTGTCTAGCGACGCCGACGCGTCGCGTGATCTGGCGTCGCGGCTCTACCCATCCGTCGCAAAGTTTCTTGATAAGAAACGCGATCATAACAAAGCCGAAGCTTTGTTGATGGCGCATTGGTTCATTCAAACACAGACAAGTCAAAACGATGAATAACGCTGAATATATTATTCGCGTTGTCTACGTGATTTGTCTTCTGTCGATAATTTTATCTGGCGGCTTCATTTCTCTTTGCGTGATACTCAAATGAAAGACAGCGAAGTTTCAACAAATTTAAAGAAATCTTTTCCACGCGAGCGCCCTGCTCTTGTGATTGAAAAGACGTCTAGGATTATCAAAAGACAATGTGAAAGCCGGACAGGCTGCGCGAACCCATCTGAAAACGGTGTGCGTAAAATCTTATTGTCGCTTCCTCGCGTGAAATGGTTAGAGCGCCCCGATGTCATTATTTAATTATCAGCGCGAGACAGTTGATTGGTTGTGCGAAGACTTGAAGACATGCCGCTACGTCGCGCATGAACCGGGACTTGGCAAGACATACACGGCAATTGCGTTTGCTGATCGTATTGGCGCAAAGCGTGTCTTGGTTATTAGCCCCGCGCATGGACGCGAGAACTGGCGTCGTGAGTTTGAAAATAGACAACTCAACTGGCGGCAGTTGCGCGTCGTCAGAACTGGAAACGACAACTTTCCACTTGAAGATCCATTATCGCTCATACTGTCTTATGACGTCGTGTCCCGCGCGGGCTACGCGATACGAGAGTATCTGATGGCTCCACAAGTATCTTGGGATTTGTTGATACTAGATGAGGCCCACATGCTGGGTCGCAATTCCGAGCGGACGCGTTTTCTACTTAATCCCCATACAGGGTTGTTTAAGCGCGCGCGCTATACACTCCCGCTTTCCGGAACGCCAGCAACAAAATCCGCTTCCGAACTTTTCCCCATAATGCGCGCGTTGTGGCCGCATATGGTTAACGGACATTCGTGGACATCATTCGAGGACGAATATTGTCGGATTAGAAAATACCAAACTGGAACTAACTACCGCGAGATCCGACAAATTGAGGGGACAAAGCCAGAAAAATTAACAAAATTAAAAAACCTGTTGAAACCCGTGATGTCTATTTTGAAGACCGATAATGTTATGAAGGATATACCTTCGTTAAGGGTTACAAATTATCCGTTGATGATGAGTTTATTGGACAAAAAGTCCAGAGAAACGACAGTTCTAAAAAATTTAGATGCGCGCCTAGCAACTGTTTTTGATGAAGAAGGTGACTTCTTAACTAATTTGTCCAAGGCAGAATTAACTTTTGCAACTGAGCGTCGTGCAATTGGTATGGCGAAGGTTACGAGTATCGTTCAACTTGTTAGCGATGAGTTAACATCTGATACAAAACGTAAGATAGTTATCTTTGCTTTCCACAGAGATGTCATTTTTTCATTATGTCATGGACTTGACACTTTTGGTGTTGTGACTGTTGATGGCAGCAGAAACGCGACGCAGAAGCAGACAGCTCAAGACGCGTTTCAGACAGACCCCAACATCCGGGTGTTTGTCGGACAGATAAAAGCAGCGTCAACAAATCTTACGTTGACCGCTGCCCATGATGTGATCCTCGCGGAAGCATCGTGGAACCCCGGTTACAATTATCAAGCTATTCGCCGCTGTAGGCGTATCGGCCAGACGAAACCTGTCTTGGCGAGATACATATCTATGTCTGGGGCGGATGACAGGATTAACGAGGTGTTGGCGGCGAGATCTATGGAACTGGACACACTCTTTGCGACAGAAAGCGCGGACCATGAACAAGCATGTTAGGTTAAATTACGTTCACGATTTTACGGGCGACAAGCCCGCGGTGCATGTGGAGATTATTGCTGACGACGCCGAACAAGCGTTGGACAGCCTTGTCTCTCTTGCAAAGGCTTTTGGAGATAATCCGCCTTGGCGCGCGAAAGTCTCTTTGTCTAAGCTCGCAAAGGCTGTGACGAAAGCCGACGTTAAAAAAGATGCGACGCTCGCGCCACACTTTGCGCGCGACGAAGCTTTGAAGATCTTGACTAAGTGTTATTCCGACCCTGAGACACGCGAAGAGACGCGCGGGTTGTTGGGGAAATATGGTCTAACAAAGTTTGGCGATATTGCGCTTGAGAAGGCGCAGGACTTGTTAGACGACGCGCAGGAAATCTTCTCAAGGTCTGTCCATGTCGCAACATAGCGAACGCGCACACGCCAAGCTATCTGCGTCTGGCGCGTATATCTGGTTGAATTGCACAATGTCGCCGTCCCTTTCGGAAGGCGTCCCGCGCAAGTCAAACAAATACGCGGATGAAGGCACAAGCGCGCACGAATATGCGGAATGGATGCTTGCGAAACGCCAGATCGGCAAAGCCACCAAGAAAGTCTTTACGCAAAACGACCTGTTTGAAGACAATCTTGGTGTCTATGTCGATTATGTTGAAAGTCTTGCAAAGCAGACAGCGCTGTATGCCGTCGAAAAACGCGTGTCTTTGGCGCGGCTTTGGGAAAACGAAAACCAACAACCGCCAGAAGTAATGTTTGGCACGTCCGATTTTGTCGCACTTGTCCCGCATACTGAGACAGCGCTGGGTGTAATTTTACACGTTGTAGACTTGAAGTTTGGCGCTGGGGTCGCCGTTGATCCGAAGGATAATTCTCAAGGTCTTTATTATGCTTTGGGAACTTATCTTTCCTTACCAGATAATGTGATGCCGCCCGACATGATCCGCATTACGATTGTGCAGCCGCGCGCGTCTCACCCAGATGGCCCTATTCGCCATTGGGATATTGCAACAGTAGACATGTTGGATTGGGCATATTCTGTCTTGAAACCAACTGTCGAACTAATTGCTGAAAACGACAAGACAAAGCTGTCTATCGTGGAAGGCAAACATTGCCGGTGGTGTCCCGCTGCTGCCGGTAACTGTCCTGTAAAGCGGCAGACAAAAGCGACAAAGGCCAAAGAGGTCTTTGCCGACTGAGAGGACTAGGACTATGAGCCAGAACATTAAAACACCTGTAGGCATTCTTTCTTTTGCATCACTCTTTACGCCGCGCGCTGCGGTGCCGGGAGGCGATGAAAGATATTCGACAAGCTTGTTGTTTGACGAAGCTGCCCAACAGACACAGGAATACAAAGATCTTGTTGCGGCGATCCAAGCCGAAGCAAAAGAGTTCTTTGGGGGTAAAGTTCCCGCGGGCATTCGCAATCCAATACGCGACGCTGCTGAGAAGGAATATGCAGGTTACGGTCCGGGCAAGACATATATCTCGGCGTGGTCAAAATCACGTCCGGGTATTGTTGGACCAAACCCAACATGTGAAGAGATTGTTGAAGCAGACCGTGTGTTTGCTGGACAGCGCGCCCGCCTCTACGTGCGCCCGTTTGGTTACAACAACTCTGGCAACAAAGGGATCGGGTTATCCCTTCAGCATGTCCAGATTACAAAGTTTGACATGCCGCGTCTGGATGGTCGCAAGAGCGCCAAGGACGTCTTCGCTGACGGCTACAGCGAGCAGAAAGAGCTAGAAGACAGCCCCTTCTAAAATGCGCAATGATTGGTGGGGCAATATATTTTTTGCCTCACCTGTCTTGTTTTGTAGATGTCAGGAAGGACAGTAACATGACAGATCATCAAGCCAGACTACCTCTTGGCGATATTCTCGCAAGAGTTGACGCGAATGAAGAAGCCCGCGAACGCCTTATGCCGCGTAATGAGATCCCCAAACCGCCGTCAGTTGAAAAGCTTTTGACAGAACGCGGCCGCACACATGGCGACTACACAGATCACGCTGAATATACGCAGGCGTTAAAGTTCGTGATGCAAGGCTCGCGTAATTGGGACCGCATGACAGCGTTTCAGCGCGAGACGTTGGAAATGGTCGCGCATAAGATTGGCCGCATTTGCGCGGGCGATCCAAATTTCAAAGATCATTGGGACGACATTGAAGGTTATGTCCGCCTCACGGTGGAGCGCCTCTAATGCGTCTTCCCGATGTCGCCGCAAGGCTTGTGGAGTTGTCCGCTGAGATAGCGGAACTCTCTGCACATATTAAACGCCGCCGACCTATCAACGTCGCGCCTACGTCTTCGCGCAGAGTTACGAAAGAACTCGCCGCGGAAATACGCACGTTTGCAAGAGAGCATCAGACTTGGACCCAGATGCGAATTGCAAAAAAGTTTGGGGTAAACCCCGGACGCGTATCTGAGGCTGTTAGAGGAAAGCGGAACTAAAATGGCGTCCCGCGTTTCCATAGACATTGAGACTTGCTCTGAGGCTGATCTCCGGAAAGTCGGGACGCATGTCTACGCGCAACATCCAACAACAAAGATATTGTGCGTTGGCTACGCAATAGATGACGCGCCAGCAAAAGTCTGGCGCGCCATTAACGATCCTATGCCAGAAGACCTTTACGGAGCCGTCCACGATCCAGAGACAGAGTTTTACGCGTGGAATGCTGGCGGCTTTGAGATGATCCTTTTACCAGAGCGCCTTATTGAGTGGCCGATAATCCCGCTTCATCGCTGGCATTGCACGATGATCCGCGCAGCCTATTGGGGCTTGCCTATGAAGCTGGAGACAGCCGCGGACGCGCTTAAACTGCACTGGCGCAAAGACATGACGGGGCATCGTTTGATGCTATCAATGTCCAAGCCGCGCGCCAATGGCACATACTGGCATGAAAGCACAGACAAGAAAGAAATCTGGCGCTACGAGGCGTTGTGCAATTACTGCATTCAAGACGTCGAGGTTGAGCGCGACATTGCAAAACATTTACCGACATTGCCCGCTGACGAAGAGAAGCTGTGGCGCATAGATTTTGAGATGATGCGACGAGGTATGCCTGTCGATAACGACGCGATCCGCGCCTTAAAGAAAGTTGCAGAAACGCAATTAGAAGAACTCGATAAAAAGATGCGTTTTGTATCTTTTGGTAGAGTTTCGTCGGTTGGCAATGTCGGCGCGCTGACCCGTTGGTGTCATGCACGTATGAACCAATTGGGCATACATCAGCAAAAAGCGGAAGAATTACTCCCGGCCGTAGATAAGGAAAGTATTGATGCTTTTCTATCCGAACTCGAACCAGAAGATACGCACTTCATCCACCGTTCGTCAAAATTATCTATTCCGACAGACATTGCGGACATGTTGCGTATCCGCAAAGAGGCCGCGAAAAGTTCCGTTGCCAAACTACAAGCAATGGCAAATTGTGCGACATCTGACGCCAATATTCACGGTCTAACGATGTTTTACGGCGCGTCGCGCACAGGCCGCTGGGCGGGCAGATTAGTCCAAGTCCAGAACTTGCCGCGCGGCATTAAAGGCGTCGATCCTAATACTGAAATAGATAACATTATTCGCAACCCATACGCCTACACGCCACCTGCGCGCGTGTCGCAGCTTGAGGTTGTCTCCGCGTGTTTGCGTGGCTGTTTTAAACCGCACAAGGGTAAATTCTATGTTGGCGATTTTAGTCAGATCGAAGCGCGGGTTGTTGCGTGGCTCGCGGGGCAACAAGATATTCTTGACGTGTTCGAGAGCGGTCAAGACGTCTACACCTTCACCGCAAACAAACTTGGATCAAAGGATCGTCAGTTTGGCAAGGTTCTGGTGTTGGCTTGCGGCTTTGGAATGGGACCAGCAAAATTCAAAGACACTGCGGCGACATACGGACTTAATCTCACCGAAGACGAAGCCAAGTCAGCCGTGAAAATGTGGCGTGAAGCCAACCCCAGCATTGTTAAGTTTTGGCGCGATCTTGAGAAAGCCGCGCGACTTATACTAGACGGCGCGGCAAGCACTCGCGTTGTGACAGTTGGCAAAGTCGCACTGGCAATGGGCGCGGGTAAACTTTCTGGATGCCTATTGATCCGTCTTCCTTCTGGTAGACAGCTTGTCTACCGCGAGGCCAGATTGATTGACCGGCAGGATGGTTATCCAGCCAACATTGCCTACGCTGGACAGAACCAGTTAACGCGCAAATGGGAAGTCACATATTCCTATGGCGGCAAGTTGTGCGAGAACATTGTTCAAGCCTGCGCATCTGATTTGTTGCGTCATGCGTTGACGCTGATCCCAGCGTCGCTGTCACCGCTTGTGACGATACACGATGAAATCGTTTGCTCCCAAGGCATCCCCACATACGTCGAAAGCAAGAATATCGTCAATCTGGAACTTGCGATGACGACGCCGCCAACATGGGCGGACGGCTTGCCTATCGCTGCTGACGTGAAATCTATGGAAAGGTATGGGAAATGACAGATCCAATTACGGAACTTGCGGAGGAAATCAAAAAACTCCGCAAGAAAATTAAAAAACTTAAACGCGCCATACGAGTTAAGAAATAATTAAATTCTTGTTCGCTTGTCTAGCGCCTGTCTAAGCATCTTAACCTCTTGTCTAAGCATTTCGACCTCTCTTGTGAGATCTTCGATCCGGCGTTCGTATCCGTCTATGAGAGCTTGGAAGTTACGCGTGATGCTGTCTATTTTTGCGACTTCCGCGTCAACTTCTAGCTTCTCAGCTTCCGCGTTGATCTTTTTGCGACCCGCAAAATAACCAACAGTGCCGACTGTGATTGAGCCAAGTATTGGGGCGAGATAGTCTTT